CACTCCTTTCCTCACTCCGCCACCACGCCGAACTTGTCGACGCAACCTTTCGTGAACTCTTCGAACTCATCTTCCAACTTAACCAATAACTTTAAACCAAGTATGGTGTTCCTCCGGTCGAGAGGGACTGTACATTGTTGAACTCAGCTACCCGTGCAGTCTCTAGTCCATCCGATTGGTGTCGGCCAATCTTGGAAGTCCCATACTGCCTGCGAGACGATACCTCGGTCGTCAGTCGAGGTCGCCACGCAGTTTTCTAGACATGATATCAGCCCAACCAGCTGCTCAATGTAGCCACACGTTCATGGTTCCATTGATGCTCATGGGTTTCATCACATGTCCAGCAGTCAGGGCAATTTGGGTAATCAATCAACAACACCATCGCAACCCTGAGGGGACAGGGTCACTACATCATTTCTGAAAAACAAAGGTGAGGCTCTTTAAGACAATGGCCCTCAAAATAATGCTCCCAGGCCCGTTGTAGTGCCGGTTGGACGCCAAAAGCCATAAAGAAGGACCTTCGTGTTACAGCTTCAATGTTTTCTTGCCGGGCCTCCATACGTTTCGACAATTGATACAATGCAGAAGCTCGCACTTCCTCATCATTATCAAAAGGCTTACGTCCTTTAGACCTCCGCAAGAATTCAATAGCTGCAGCTTGCAACACAGGCACCCCGGCGTTCAGGGCCAAATTAAGGTGTCCTATCGTTGCCATCCAACGTTCATACTCAACACTATTGTTGACAGGCCGCCGAATGAACAAGTCTTTCTCTAAGGCTGACAATCCTCGACACATACGCCATTCACCACCAACGCAAACTGGATGACAGTGTCCGAATTCAATCTCTTCAAACACATCCACGGTACTAAGGACTCGATACCGCCATCCCAACATTCCAGTTCTTCTTATGAAGTCCTGGACAAACCGTTGGCTATCCCGGCGCTCTGAAATCACGACCAAGTCGTCCCCATTGATGCACGGGGCAATTTCAATCAAGGTATTCTCCCTGCTTGCCACTAATGCGCAAGCAACCATAAAGGTATTTCCCCCACTTGTGTGGGGATCTCCAGAAGCCCGGCTATTGCATTTATAAACCACTGTGCCTTCCCGGCAGCGAGCCTTCACTGTATAATTCGTCAACCAAGGCACCATCTCCTTGATATCTTCCAATACAATAGAATCTCGGCACAGATATTCATAAGCACGATATTCCCAGCTTATAGATGCTCCTTTATGGTGAGCATCAAACCGACTTGCATCCATGATCACAGCACAAGGGTCTGAGAACATCTCCCATTTCTTATGCATCACTTTTGCCATTTCAGAAACATTCATACCTTTCATAACAGAAGGGACAAAGTCATTGAACCATTTATTAATAATGGCATAAATTCCCTTCTCCATTGTAAAATAGATCCGACCCCATGCAAGTAAACCTGTATACTTGCGTGGGTGAATAATTCTCGGATCTTTGTCCAGCGCTTGTAAGGTCTTCTCCCGCTTGATAAATGCTCTCACATCAAAATCTTCTTTACAGAGTGCCCTCCGCCCGAGTTCACTGGCGGCCTTATGGTATAACAAGCGCTTACGCAACGGATATCGACTGAAAAAGGACTCTAAATCCATACGTTGGGCTTTCACCTGTTCACCCTGTAACAATCTCCAAGCTGGCCACAAGGCTTTCCGAACCTGTGACCACCGGGGATTGGGTATTTTGACAAGCTTGCCGTGTAACTGATGGCCAAGCACACGGCGCTCAATGCCTTTCAAAAGTACGGCCATTGAGTCATCAAACTGGGACCACAGCCCTATAGTCATGATACCAAGATGGTATAGGGCACGCGGGATACGACGGAACTGTAACCCCTTCGGTACTACGATAGTCCAACTCCAAGCAGGTAAGTACTCAATCATGGTATCGTAGACCTTCTCCATAGCTAGTTTGTCTGGCCTCCAACAGGCTTCAACTTGCGACCTACATGGTTTTCCGCCACATAGTCCTCATCATAATGGTCATAATAAGCAACAACCGCAAGTGGCATCAACCTGGCAGCATCAGCTACCCTAAGATGCCCAACCTTCTTTCGATTGTCGCCCTCACCCTCATAATGACTCATCTTTGCCTTTAGGTGTTTCGCTATATTGGTTTGAAGTGTTAAGACATCTTCAACTGATGTTGTCATACTCGGTAAAGCCAATCGCGCCATTGCAACAACATCACGTGTGGTGCGACTAAGGCCGTGCAAACGCCTCTTAGGCCCAAGGACATCATTCAAAATCTCCTCGGCAGCCGCCCAGCGTTCATGATCACCCCTTAACAGTGAACACAAAGCACGCCCCACTCGCTCACGTCGAGCTAATCCACGACGCATATACCTAGCCCACTCGCCC